ATTTTTTTTTGTTACATAATTTACTTTCTCTCTTTGTTCGTAATTTAAACTTTGTTTTTTTATTAGATTGCCAATTTGATACATTTGTTTAGTTGTTAAATGTAAACAGTTAACCATGAATAAATTAATTAATACAAAATATATAATATACATCATATAATATATTTTATTTATTATTTAAGCTGTTTTTAATAACGTTTTTGTGTTGATTTATTTTTTTTTGTTAACTTAAATTTGCGAGTTTTGCGCCTTTTTTGTCCTCCAGAAGAAGCCATAGTATTTACCTCTTGGTTTACAGAATCAAAGCCATTTTGTATTACATCGGAATTATTTTGATTTAGTTTTTCTGAAAGTGAATTTGCAAGTGTATCAGAGAAATATTTTACTAGTGTTGTTGCTGCTTGTGATACTTCTTGTTGTTGTGTCACTGGTTCTGCTACAGGTTGTGTCACAGGTGCTTCTTCTACAGGTGCTTCAACAGGTGCTTCAACAGGTGCAACAGGTGCAACAGGTTCTTCAACAGGTGCTTCTTCAATAGGTGCAACAGGTGCTTCAACAGGTGCTTCAATAGGTGCAACATGTGCTTCAACAGGTGCTTCAATAGGTGCTTCTTCTACAGGTGCAACAGGTACTTCTTCAACAGGTGCAACAGGTGCTTCTTCAACAGGTGCAACAGGTGCTTCTTCTACAGGTGCAACAGGTGCTTCAATAGGTGCTTCTTCTACAGGTGCAACAGGTGCTTCTTCTACAGGTTCTACAACAGGTGCTTCAATAGGTGCTTCTTCAACAGGTTCTTCAACATTTATTTGTTCTGGTTGTGACACAGGTGCTTCTGCTACAGGTGCTTCTTCAACAGGTGCTTCAACAGATGCTTCAACAGGTGCTTCTACTACAGGTTGTGACACAGGTGCTTCTTCTACAGGTGCAACAGGTGCTTCTACTACAACAGGTGCTTCTGCTTCAACAGGTGTTTCTTGATTGTGTGTTTCATTGATATTTTCAACATCATTACGTTGTATGACAGGTTCTATAGATTTATTTTCTTCAACTTTAGGCAATTCATCTACATCTGTGCTTGCTTTATCACCACCTTTATTTTTTTTATTAAAAAACTTTTTTAGTGATTTTCTAGCCAAGTTAAATCCTCGTTTTCTTCTAAATGTCCTTCTTTTATTTGAATTCGTTTTCTTGGTAATCTTCTTTTTCAAAGTTTGTTTTTTCTTATTGTATAATTTTGATATTTTTCCTTTAGTTAATTTCATTTCTTATATAAATAAATTAATATTTTTATTTATATAGTTATATTAATGAGTAATCAAAATATTAATATAAGTAACCAAAACATCCGAGGAAAATGTGATTTGAAATGTTCTTATAGCTATAATTATACTCAATGTAATTTAACAGCAAAAAATGTAGGTGTTGGCATTGTTTTAACCCCAGATAATAATGCTTCCCCTCCTGTAACATATAATAATCAAAAATATAATGTATCGAATTTTATGATTACGTCTCCATCTTCTCATGTTTTTGATGGTTCACAAGCTCCTGCTGAGATTACAATCACTCATACACCTGTTAACGGTGGTCCAGTTTTGTATGTAGCAATACCTATAATATCATCTACAGATTCTTCAACTGCATCAAATCTTATATCTGACATTATTCAAAGTGTCGCAACCAATGCTCCTTCAAATAACAACACTACAAATTTAAACATCAATGGTTTTACATTGCAAAGTATAGTTCCAAGCAAACCATTTTATAGTTATACAGATAATGGTAATAACGAATGGGTTGTTTTTGGAATTTTATATGCAATTCCACTAAACGGTAGCACCATTAATACACTTACACAAATAATAAAACCGTTTCCACTTCCAATGCAAGGAGGCCCTTTGTTTTTTAATTCTTCTGGTCCAAATTCTGGTTTATCTATCGGAGATGGGATTTATATCAAATGCAACCCAACAGGCTCATCAATGGAAGAAACTCCTGTAGAATATTCAAAAAACACGCCTTCTTATGATTTAACTGCAATATTTCAAAGTCCCGTAACAATGTTAATAGTCAAAGTCATAATTGGATGTATTTTATTTATTATTATTTTTTATGTAATTAGTTCAATGTTTTCATTTATTGTAACAGGTGCAAAAAAATTACCTACTAATTTAATTCCAGGTCAAGCAGGTGGAAAATTATATTAAATAACTATACTAAAAGACTTACTTAAAATATATTTAGTTATTATATAAATATATAGAAAATGAGTAATCCTTGGGTAATAAAATTAAAAAAAACTGGTTTTCTTGAAAAACATTTAGAATCAGAACAATTAAAGATAAATGAATTAGAAGAAAAACAAGTAGAGTTAAGAAGAGCAGAAATAGTAAATAATGCAAAAATTCAAGAATATAAAGATAGACAAGAATCTATGGTCGTTAATAGTTTATTAGGACAGCAGGAAAAATTACCAGGACAAAAATAATAAATATATTATTTATTTATTTATTATTTTTTATTATTTTTTATTTAGTTGGAGCCACTCAAAGGAGCAGCATCATAAAGATTTTCTAAAACTGGTTTATAAGAAGCAGGTGTAAGTGAATAACCTGATCTTACTATAGGAGCTCTTTCAGCAACGATTTGTTGTTCTAAAGTATAAGGGAACTGGTTAAATGCTGTAAATTGAGACATTTTCTTTTCTTCAGAAGGTCCATATTTTTGAAGAGCATCTATGCCCGTTGCTAGTGAAGAACGTCTTATCAAGTCAAAACCAACAAACAAAGCTAATACAGCTAAAATTGGATTAGCGTGCATAAATAAATATATCACAACTATAAATATTACTAATTTACCTACTAAAGTATCTACTAAATTGGCAACAGGTTCAGGTGTTTTAAAACCTAAAATCAAATAAATAATAAATAATATTACCAATACAAGTTCTCCCATATGTTCTTTTTTGAATAAACTTGAAAAACTTTCCATATATCATATTGATAGATTTTTATTTATTAAACTTAAAAAAACTTCTACAAAAGGATATAAACATTATTTACTAAATAATATAACCAAAAATGGGACTTAATACTTATTTAGGACAAAAAGGATATACTATAGCTAAAAATGAGTTAAACATCGAACAACAAAAAAAAATAAGAAATGATTTAACTATTAAACCGTTTACACCTGGAGCCCCTACGAATAATTCTGAAGGAGGAAAAACTTTTCCAGCTTATCGCGAATCATCTAATAAATTTTATGTGCCACATTATTATGGAATAGAAAATTTTGGAACTCCTAAACAATACAAAATTTCCGAGGGTTTGGATATTCACTTAGAGTTTGCAGGTAAACTTAGAGAGAATCAAGAAATAGTTGTAAATACATATTTAGAACATGTTAATAAAGTTGGGTTTGGTGGTGGCTTGCTAGAACTTCCATGTGCATATGGAAAGACGGTTCTTTCACTTAACATCATATCGCGATTACAAAAGAAAACATTCATTATCGTTCACAAAGAATTTTTAATGAATCAATGGATAGAGAGAATCGAACAATTTTTGCCGAAAGCTCGCGTAGGTAAAATTCAGGGGCCAGTTATTGATATTGATAATAAAGATATTGTTATTGGAATGCTTCAAAGTCTCTCTATGAAAGAATATCCACCTTCTATTTTTGAAAGTTTCGGTTTAACAATTATAGATGAAGTCCATCATATTTCTAGTGAAGTTTTTTCAAATTCATTATTTAAATTAGTTACAAAATATATGATTGGACTATCTGCTACAATGAATCGCAAAGATGGAACAACAAAAGTATTTAAAATGTTTCTAGGTGAAGTAATTTTTAAAGGAAAGAGGGATGAGTCAAGAGAAGTTGTAGTGCATGCTATCAAATATGAAGTAGACGATGAAGAATTTAATGAAGTTAAAACAGATTACAGAGGTAATCCAGCATATAGCACGATGATATCTAAATTATGCGAATATAATAGACGCAGTGAATTTATATTAAAGGTTCTCTCTATTATGTTAGAAAACAACCCAAATCAACAAGTAATGATTCTAGCACATAATAAAAATATTCTTAAATATTTACATGATGCTATCACACATAGAAATATAGCAACAACTGGATATTATGTTGGAGGAATGAAAGAAGCCGCATTAAAAGAAACTGAAGGTAAGAAAGTTGTTATTGCTACATATTCAATGGCAGCAGAAGCGCTTGATATAAAAACGCTTACTACATTAATAATGGCTACACCAAAAACAGATATAGAACAGAGTGTAGGTCGCATTCTTAGAGAGAAACATAGCAGTCCAATTGTAGTCGATATTATTGATAGTCATGATTTATTTCAAAATCAGTGGCGTAAAAGAAAAACATTTTATAAGAAAGAGAATTATAAAATAATTTATACAACAAACACCACTTATTCATCAGATACTAGTAAATGGTTAACAATATTTAATCCTAGTCCATCAGGACCGAAAGAATGTAAACCAAAAAAAATTATAAAAAAAACTATTTCAATAAAAAGCAATAGTTCAACAGATAAAAGTATTATAAATGATTCGGATAGTGAAGAAGAAGCAGAGGAACAATCAAAAGATAAATATTTGACTGGTAATTGTTTATTAAAATTTAAAAAATAATTTTTTAAAAAGCAGTGTAATTGGTGATCCCTCTACCAATTATAAGACCATGAATATCACTAGTACCTTCATATGTATTGACAGCTTCTAAATTTAACATATGTCTTATTATATGATAATCATCAGATATACCATTTCCGCCTAACATATCTCGTGCATTTCTTGCAATATACAATGCCTTTTGGCAATTATTTCTTTTAATAATGGATATATTTTCTGGTATTAAAATTTCTTCGTCCATTAATCTGCCTATTCTAATATTCGCTTGTAATCCCAATGATATTTCAGTCAACATTTCAGTTAATTTCATTTGAATTATTTGATTTGCCGCTAATGGTTTTTTAAATTGTATTCTATCTAAACAATATTGTCTTGCTCTAAAATAACAATCTTCTGCAGTTCCCATAACACCCCAAGCGATACCATATCTGGCATTGTTTAGACAAGTAAATGGACCCGTTAATCCTTTTACATGAGGTAGCATATTTTCTTTAGGAACCTTTACATTATCCATAAAAATCATTCCTGTTATAGAAGAACGGAGAGAAAATTTACCCTCAATTTTTGGTGCTGTTAGTCCTTCCATACCTTTTTCTAAAATAAAGCCTCGTATTTCATTCTTGTCATCTTTAGCCCAAATGATAAAAACATCAGCAATTGGTGAATTTGTTATCCAATTTTTACTACCATTTAAAATATAATGATCGCCGCAATCTTTTGCTCGTGTACTCATATTAGATGGGTCACTTCCATGATCGGGTTCTGTTAAACCAAAACAACCAATTAAATTACCCTTTGCTAACTCTGGCAAAAATTTATCCTTTTGTTCTTTTGAACCAAACTTGTAAATTGGTAACATAACCAACGAAGACTGAACGCTTACAGCACTTCTATAGCCACTATCAACTCTTTCAATTTCGCGCATAATTAAACCATAAGATACATAATTTACACCGGAGCAACCATATCCTTTAAGTGTTGGGCCTAATAAACCTACACTACCCATCTCTTTCATGAGATCTTTATCAAAGTTTTCATTCCTGAAAGATTTTTTAACAACTGGTAATAAAAATTGTTGCGAATAATCATAAGCTACATCTCTTGACATTTTTTCATCTAATGTTAATTGTTTTTCAAATAAAAAAGGATCCTCATAATTAAATTTATGCATAGAAGTTAAAAACCTTTTATTAAACAAATTTTTAGAACCATTATTGCGAAGTAATTTAGCAATCATTCTGTAATTTATATTCTATATTTTGTATCCTTTATATAATTTAATTATACATTTTAAATAATTTTGTATAAAATGTATAAAAATATTTTAATGACCTCTGCTAGGGAAACCTTTCATGGTGTAGTGATTATAATTATCAGTGCATTGTCCGCTATTTGACAATCTTGTAACAGGTGGTGGGTTAGCTAATCCTAATTGATTATAAGGCAATTCAACTCCTGCAACTTTGTAAACAGGTGTCATAGGCAAGTTATTTTGGTATTGTGCGTAACCACCTCGCTGTCTCCTACCTCCAGCAAATGCTCTAGATGATTTTTTTCCACCCGCAAATTTTCTAGATACTTTTCTAGACATAGATCTGTATTTATTCATAAGTCTACGTTTCATACTTCTCATCTTTCTACTTCCCATCTTCATTTTCTTATATTGTTTAGTGATATTTTTTATTTTTCTTTTTAGTTTTTTTGAACCACCTTTATATACACAAATTCCAGGAACAATTCCTGCCGCAGCATCTATATTACTTTTAGCTCCTGCTAAACCTTGAGGAAAAATACCTGGTGGTGATCCGGATATTTCATTACTTCCAAATCTACCAGGCCAATTTGAACTATCTACATTTACATATCCACCATTAATATTACTTAATGGAGCTATTTTACCATATCCTAAATTTGAAGCTCCTGAACCAGCTGACATATATTATATAAATATATAATTTATCCTAACGCTTTCTATTTTGGTCGTAAAATTTATATGTATTTTTAAGCTGTATATTACTTATAATTGTATTTGAATCATCTGCTAATTTGATCGGAATCCATTTTTTGAACTTGTGTATATATTGACACTCCATTTTATATGATTTATCTAAATAAACAAATTTATCAATATTTTCATTCTCAAATTCTTCTTCATCATCACTTTCTTCTAATGCGTCTAAATTGTCATTTTCTTTAATTACTCTAAATAACTTATTCATCATTACACTTGTATTATAATTGGGTATATGAGCTATTCCATGTAGTTCTTCTTTTAATTCATTATTTAAACAATACAAATTATAAATGTCATCTTGAATATCTGGACGAACTAAAAACACAGTTGTTTTCTTTAGTTCTTGTTTCGGTTTCGGTTTTACTTCTTGTTTTAAATTTAGTTCTTGTTTCGGTTTTAGTTCTTGTTTTAAATTTAGTTCTTGTTTCGGTTTTAGTTCTTGTTTT